GTAACGCTGGTTTAGACGTTTATGTGGATCCAAGTGAGGATTGTGATTACGTAGTCACTGTAGACGTTGCTAGAGGGGTTGGAAGTGACTATTCCGCATTCGTTGTTGTAGACATAACTCAATTTCCACACAAGGTTGTTGCCAAATACAGGGACAATGAAATCAAACCAATGATGTTCCCAAACATAATATATGAAGTTGCAAAAAATTATAACAATGCTTTTATATTGTGTGAAGTAAATGATGTAGGAGATCAGGTTGCAAGTATTCTTCAATACGATTTGGAATATCAAAATCTTTTAATGTGTTCTATGAGAGGTAGAGCAGGTCAAATAGTTGGACAAGGATTTTCTGGGAAGAAAACTCAACTTGGAGTTAAAATGTCCAAGACTGTGAAAAAAATTGGATGTCTCAATTTAAAGACAATGATTGAAGAGGACAAACTCACTTTTAATGATTATGAGATTATGAGTGAACTTACGACTTTTATTCAAAAACACAATTCGTTTGAAGCAGAAGAAGGTTGTAATGATGATTTAGCTATGTGTCTTGTAATTTATGCTTGGTTAGTGTGTCAAGATTACTTTAAAGAACTTACAGATCAAGATGTTAGGAAACGTCTTTATGAAGAACAAAAAAATCAAATAGAACAAGACATGGCGCCTTTTGGTTTTATTTCTGATGGTTTAGATGAGACAAGTTTTGTTGATAATGATGGCGACAGATGGTTTACTGATGAATATGGAGAAATGTCATATATGTGGCAATATCAATAATAATGGAAATTGATAAACAAATAAAACTAAGTCACTTATTACTTAATGACAGAAAGTGTAGAGTTTGTGGGGAACTTAAAAATTTAGTAGGAGAATTTTATAGAACACGTAAAGATAGAGGACCTGTAGCATCTTCATATTCTTATGAGTGTAAAGAATGTACTATAAAAAGGATAAATGCATCTAAAAAAAGCAATATATCTTCAATTGATTACAAATATCCTGATTGGTAATAATCACGTCATGTTTCCCCAGTGTAAAATACGTTTTTAATAAATATTTTTAGTTAAACAGAGAATTACGGAGAAAAAAATGGCGACTCCTCAATTATCTCCAGGCGTACTAGTCAGAGAGGTTGATTTAACAGTAGGAAGAGCTGATAATGTTTTAGATAACATTGGAGTGATTGCTGGACCTTTTCCAATCGGCCCTGTAGATTTTCCAATTGATATTACAACTGAGCAGAGTTTAATTAGCACTTTCGGCAAACCACTCTCAACAGACTCTCAATATGAGTATTGGATGAGTGCATCATCTTATCTTTCATATGGTGGGATTCTTAAAGTTGTTAGAACTGCTGGTGCAACACTGAATAATGCTAATGCTGGTGTTGGTATTGCAGCAACTACTCTCTTAAGAATTGACAACTACGATGATTATCTCAATAATCACGATGAGGCTACAAATTATACTTATGCAGCAAAGAACCCTGGATCTTGGGGGAATGGTTTAAAAGTTTGTTTTATTGATGATGCTGCAGATCAAATTATTGGTATTACAACAACCAATCTATCTGCACTTGGAGCAACAATTGGATTTGGAGTTACTGCAAATCTTTCTGCTGTTACAATTCCTGGATTAGGTTCAACCTCAACATTCACAGGATATCTTAAAGGTATCATTACAGGCGTTACTACGGATACAACTAACGGTGCTAGTAGCATTGACGTAAAAATTCTATCAAGAGTTTCTGCAGCAGGCACAACTGCAGGCACTGAAACTAAGATTAATTATGCAGAAGGGTCTTCTTTTGCATCATACTTAACAACAAGTTCTCTTCGTTTTGTTAATAACTCTGGTATTACTACCGGTGGTTCTGCAACTGCAGCAGTTACTCCAGCATCTGTTACTGATTGGTATGAGTCGCAAACTCTTGGATTAACTAACGCAACAATTTTTTGGAGATCTCTTGCACCCAAACCAATTTCAAATCAATATACACTTGAAAGACAAGGGTATGGTGATGGGTTACACGTTGTAGTTGTTGATGATTTAGGAAGTATCACAGGAAATCAAGGTACAATTTTAGAAACACATTTAGGTCTTTCGAAAGCACTTGACTCAGTATCTTCTGTAAATTCTCCTCAAAAGAATTGGTACGAACAATATCTTGCAGATTTCTCTTCACAGATTTATGCTGGAGGAAATCCATCAAGTGCTTCTGATGCATTTCACGGAACAACTCCAAGAGCAACTGGTTTTACCACTTATTCTGGAAATGCTGCATCATTTACTCCAATTACTCTTTCAGATGGACTATGGGGACAAACTGCACAGGAAGTAACGTTCTCTGCAATTGGAAATAAAACTTACACTTTAAGTAGTGGAGTTGATTATTCTGCTAACGGTGGAATGAAGGCAACTCTTGGAGATTTGATAACTTCTTATGATTTGTTCTCAAATAAAGATGAAATTGAAGTCGATTATATCATTATGGGACCTTCGATGGATGCACCAACAGATTCTCAAGCAAAAGCAGGATTCCTAATCTCTATTGCAAATCAAAGAAAAGATTGTGTTGCAACTATTGGGGCTCACAAATCTGATTTAGTTGGTCAAACAAATACAACAACTCAAACGAATAATCTAATTAAATATTTTAGTTCACTTCCATCTTCATCATATGCAATATTTGATAGTGGATATAAGTATACTTATGATAGGTTTAACAACCAGTTTAGATATATTGCTTGTAATCCTGATATTGCAGGATTAATGACTCGCACTAATATTGTTGCTTATCCTTGGTTCTCACCTGCAGGACAGCAACGTGGAATTCTCAATAATGCGATTAAACTTGCATATAATCCAAATAAAGCACAAAGAGATCAACTCTATCCACAAAGAGTAAATTCTATTGTTACTCAACCTGGAATTGGAACTCTTCTGTTTGGAGATAAAACTGCTCTTGGATATGCATCTGCATTTGACAGAATTAACGTTCGTCGTTTGTTCCTTACAATTGAACAAGCACTGGAAAGAGCTGCTCAGGCACAACTCTTTGAACTTAATGATGAACTAACTAGAGCAAACTTTAAGAATATTGTTGAACCATATCTTCGTGATGTTCAAGCAAAAAGAGGTCTTTTCGGTTTCTTAGTTGTTTGTGACAGTACAAATAACACTCCTGATGTGATTGACAACAACGAATTTAGAGCAGATATTTTCCTGAAACCTGCAAAATCTATTAACTTCGTAACACTAACATTTGTTGCAACTCGCACTGGTGTAAGTTTTGAAGAAGTTGCTGGTACTGTTTAACTTTATATCTAAATAACAAAAGGAGGATCTAACAATGGCATCAACAAGACCCAATCAAACAATTTCAAATTTTAAATCCGCAATGTCGGGCGGTGGAGCCCGCCCTAATTTATTCGAAGTTGCAATAACAGAATGTCCTGGTGCACCGGAATTTGATAAAAATAATTTTAAGTTTATGTGCAAAGCAGCACAACTTCCAGGACAAACTATTGGGGCAATTGAAGTCCCATTTAGAGGAAGAACATTTAAAGTTGCAGGCGACAGAACTATTGATCCGTGGACAGTAACTATTATTAATGATGAAGACTTTAAATACAGAAATGCATTTGAGAAGTGGACCGAACTTATTGCAAAACTAGATACAAACATTGGCGCGACATCACCTGAGACATATATGAAAACTGCTAATGTTTATCAACTTGGAAGAGGTGGAAAGGCAAGTAGCACTGACAACACTGGAAATCAAAATGCTGTCTTGAAACAATATACATTTGAGAATATTTTCCCAACTTCAGTGTCTCCAATTGATTTATCATATGATAGTAGTGATACAATTGAAGAATTTACAGTTGAGTTCCAAGTTCAAAGTATCATTATAGTTCCACCAGGCGGCGCCAACGATTAATAAATAGATGAGGGATTAGTAATAAAATAAATTATGGCAAAATTATTTGGATTTTCTATTGAAGATACTGAACCATTATCTCCGGGAG